GTTGGGCGTGCCGATTGCTGAGGCTTCGCGGTTGACTGCTGACGCACTCGTGCGGCTTCGAGCCGGGCAGTTGCACCTGGCTCATGCCGGCCACAATGATTGGTGGTCTCGCTTGAAATTGAAGATTTCGCGGTTGACCTCGATCTCGTGGTGGTTGCGCTTTGTGTTGCTCGCGATTGCGGGGACGCTGGTTAAGCGTCTCATTGCGCGCAATGCGACACGGCGGGTGTTGGCGTTGCTGGCTCGGTATGCGCGCCCTAAGAGTCAATTGGGAGCTGCGCTTGTTGCCGGTCAGCGTGTGGTTGAGGGTGGTGCTGACGAAGAGACGCCGCTCCCTGGACGGACATCGCGGGTAGTCCAGGCTGTGACGTCGGCGACCGTTGGTGTGGTCGCTGCGCTCGTCGCTGGCACCTCGTTGGACTAGCTCGGGGGGGGGCTGTGGAGAGGCGTGACGTGTTTGAGCTTGGCAGTGCTGCCTTCTCTGGACATTTCACCTTGGATCCGAGTGGAGTTTCCGGGAACCGTGAACGTGTAATGCTCTCGTCACCACTTAGTTGGGGTGTTCTGAATGAGCATGGCATGTTGGACACGGTTTTGACGGGTGATCCTACTTGTTATGGCGTCTTTCGACTGCCATCGAACCTTGGTGATACTATTTGTCTAGGGAAGGGTGATGAAGCTAAGCTCGGAAAACATTGTCGCGTTCTCTGTAGTCCCCCGGATCATTGCCAAGGAGGGAGTTCGAAAGGAGCAACGTTGTTGGGGTGGAGTACTGGTTTGAACTATGTCTGTCGCAAGTGTGCCTGTAATGCGCACAATGCTCTTTGCAATAGGCATGGTTTGAAGCAACCAGATTTCACCGGATCATTCGACGTTGCTCTTGAAGCCTTCCGGGTGATGATGCCTCGAGTTCAGCGGGAGTTTAGCGTGAACCTTGTCAGTGGATTTGACTCTTGGTTGAAGAAGTGGCCGCTAGCGAAACAAGCGGCCATTTTGCGATCGATTGAGTTGGATGAATTTTGCCCTGATAAGGTGTCTGCAATGGTGAAGCTTGAGTGTTATCATGAGCTGCCTAAGAGAGCTCGTTTGATTCAGTACTACAGGACGATGGCCACACAAGCTCGGTATGGGTTTGAGTTCACGTGTGCACAGAAAGCCTTTTGCTCAGTGTTCTCGGACCTATGTCTCGAGGGGGGAATAGATGTGACTATCGCTAGTGGTATGAACGCTCAAGACTTGTCTGAGTGGATGAACAGGCGCGTTGTTATGGGAGCTGTTAAGTTCCGTGAGCGTGATGGTAAGAACTGGGATTCGACTATCCGCCTGGAGCATAATAAGTTTAAGCGCGCCTTGTTCTCGTACTTGGATAAGGATTTCACCACTTTCGTTGAGTCTTGCGAGAATGTCAAGGCATTTGGGAAATTTCGGGAGGGGGTGCTCCGTTATCGCGTCTCCCAGACCGTCAAATCAGGACACAATGACACTAGTTTGGGCAACGGGCTTATAAATGCGGCTATTGCTTACAGCGCATTTAAGAAGCTCGGAGTCAGGTGTTCGATTTTGGTGGCCGGTGATGACTTGTTGGTGGCGGTGTATTCCGATTACGACGACGAGAGAGTTAACGAGCTGGAGCGTGAGCTAGGC